GTTAAGCTTACTAGTGTCCCATATACAATAAAGAAGATTGATGATTCTGGATCCTATTCCAAATTAAGAGAATTAGAATTAGCTACTAAGGGGGATTTTTCTTTACTTCAACTGGTAAAACACCGTGCCCTTCAGAAGAAAGCGTATTCATCTACAGACACGCCTTTTCCGTTAAAACAACCTAATCCAACGCAAACTTGGTCAGATATTTGGGGACTGTACGAGACTTACATGGATATTACAGGTAATTTCTATATGTATTCAATGAGCACGAAGGACGGGGCAAATAAAGGTGTTCCGATGCTTACATATGCTTTACCTGCTCATTTAATGCAAATTGTATTAAAGCCTAATGCCGGGATGTTAACTATGGAAAATCCTATTGATTATTACATGTTGATTGAAGGGAACCAATATATCAGATTTGAAGCTGATGATGTAATTCATGTAAAATACCCTAATCCTAACTTTGATCTACAAGGTTCGCATTTATACGGTCAATCTCCGTTAAGAGCAGCGTTACGAAACATTAACTCCCAAAACAGCGCAATTGATACCAATATTAAAACACTTCAATCGGCGGGCGCATTTGGGTTTATTTACGGTAAGGGCGTGCCATGGACAGCTGATCAGGCAGCAAGCATGAAAGAACGTTTACAAGAAATGGACGCAAGTCCAGAGCGTTTATCTAAGATTGCTGGAGCTTCTGGAGAAGTTGGATTTCAACGAATTTCTTTAACTACGGACGAATTAAAACCGTTTGATTATTTAACATGGGACAGAGATACTATTTGTAATGTTTTGAATTTTCCTTCTAAATTACTAAATAAAGATACTTCCGGAGCTTTATCCAATAATGACAATGCTGATGCAAGAAAACAGCTTATTACGGATGCAATTAAGCCTAATCTGTGTTTGTTACAGGACGCTTTGAATAAGTCCTACATACCCCGTTTCAAAGGATATGAGAATAGCGTAATTGAATGGGATGTTACCGAATTACCAGAAATGCAAGTCGATATGAAAACACAGGCAGAGGCATTAAATTTGATTCCTGTTACTCCAAACGAGAAGCGTGTAGTGTTTGGTTATGAAACATTAAAAGAGGATGGAATGGATGTTGTGTGGATGCCAACAAATACGCAAAGGATTGATGATGTTAGTGCGGGAGTGATTGATAATGCTATTTTAAACCAATAAAAAATAAGATGGAAGGATTGATAAAAAAATTATCTGCATTTGGAAATATAGAAGCAATTAAAGACGATGCTGTTTTTACCCTATTAATAACCAAAACAAATAGAAATATTTCCGTGTTGATTTTTGATATAATGAAAACAGTCTTAGAAAGTACAGATAAAAAGATTGTGGAACTGCTTAAAAATGACGATAATTACGCATTAATAGTTTTAAAATGATAGATTTTAAAAAACAACACGGAATTTACGAACGTAAAGCGTATAGAATAGTTCGTTCTCATATATCCAAAATAATCAAAGGTATTCCTGTTGGAAATATTGATTTGTCGAATTATGAAGCCGTAATAAATGCTAATATTCATCGTGAACAGATAGCAGCAATGTATCGTGAAATTTATAAAACAATTGGCATTCATTACGGAAATAGAGTAAATAAAGAAATTGAAAAAGTCAAAAAAGCAAATGTTTTGTTCAATGAGCAATTGTTAAAGGAAATTTTACTATTTTTGTCTACGGAAGGCGGTATTAAGATTACTTCGGTTCACAACACGCTTATTGATGATATCGTAAAAGCAATTCAATTGCAATTATCAGAAGGCGCCACGTTAATTGATTTACAGAACGCAATTTATGCTATCACAAGCAAAGCGGGAACGTTTTATAAATGGCAATCGCTAAGGATTGCAAGAACCGAAACAACGAGTGCAAGCGGATTGGCAGCAATGAAGACAGCCGAAGCAAGTGATTTGGAAATGCAAAAGACTTGGATAGCTACGTTGGATAATCGAACTAGAAGGGATCATTTTAGAGAAGATGGTCAAAGTGTTGATTTAAATCAGCCTTTTGTCATGAGTTCTGGAGCATCGTTACAATATCCAGGAGATCCAAAAGCACCGGCACATGAAGTGATTAATTGCAGATGTACGATAGCATTTATTCCTAAACGAGATAGTGAAGGAATGTTAATATTTAAAAAATAGATTATGGATTTCAAGCAATTGAGCTACGATTTAAAAGAACTTGACGAAGCAAAAGGAGTTGTTATAGCTTATGCTAATGCATATAACTTCAAAGATTCTGACGGTGACATTTCCGCTTATGGATCTTTTGAAAAGACCGTAAAAGAATCGTATAAACGTATTCGTGTATTGAAAGATCACAATCCAACTATGATGGTAGGAGTTCCCTTGTATATTGATACAAAAGATAGTTATGGATTGCTTACAACTACTCAGTTTAATATGAATAAGGACTTGGGACGTGATATGTTTCAAGATGTAAAGTTGATGCATGACAATAATCTTAATGCTGAGTTGTCAATTGGTTACAGAGTATTGACAAGGGATCAGAAGAACAAGTCTATAATCACGGAATATATGTTACGTGAGTATTCTTTTCTTTCTAGTTGGGGAGCGAACGAGCTAAGCACAGTACAAGGAATAAAATCCGTTAAGTCGGTATATGGCATAATGGAATTAGTACAAAAAGCATACAATCTTGACTACTCAGACAATCGTTTGAGAGAGTTAGAAACAATATTAAAATCACTTTCTAATGAGCCGCTAGAGCCTAGCACTTTGAACGATAAGCCGATTATGGACGTATTAAAATCATTTTCACAATCATTAAATTTAAAATAAAATGGACGAAATCCAATTAAAAGCCGAGTTAACAAACATCAAAACGGCATTAGAAAATAAGTCAGTCTTGGAAGTTAAGACTGCTGTAGACGCATTAGAAGCAAAATGGAACTTAGCAACAGAAGCTCAAAAAACTGCTTTTGCAGACGAAATGAAAACCACTAAGGAAGATTTCGAGGCAAAGATTAAAGCGGTTCAAGATCATGCCGATGCTTTGGATTTGAAATTACAAGCTAATCCAACAGGATCAAATGAAGTTGGTTACTTCGACAATATGACTAAATCTATTACAGACAATTTTGCGCAAGTAAAAGACGTTCGTAAAGGAAATTCAATCCAAACTAAGGTTGTTGGAAACATGACTTTAGGGGTTAATTTAACCGGGGCGCAACCGAAAGATTACAACATGGACGTTGTAATGATTCCTGGGCAAATGGTTAACGTTTCTGACCTTGTAGGAGCAGTAAATATCGAAGGTGGTACTTATACATTCCCACGTGAAGGAGCGGGAGAAGGGGCAATCGCAACGCAAGTTGAAGGATCTTCTAAAGCGCAAAGAGATTACGATTTCACAATGGTTGATGTAAACACCGACTTTATTGCTGGTTTTACTCGCTATTCTAAAAAAATGGCTAATAACTTGCCTTTCTTGACTTCGTTCATCCCTAGGGCTTTGAGACGTGATTATTTCATCGCTGAGAATTCAATCTTTAATCTTGTTTTGGCTGGTGCTGCAACTGCATCTACTGAGATCATTACAGGTAGTAATAAAATCGAAATGTTGATCAATGAAATCGCCAAACAAGAGAATTTAAACTTCCCTGTTAACGGTATCGTTGTTAGACCTTCAGATTATTGGGATATCTTGAAAACTGAGAAATCAACCGGAGCGGGTTATGGTTTGCCTGGCGTTGTAACTTTTGACGGAGGTCAATTGAGAATTAACGGAATTCCAATATACAAAGCTACTTGGTTAGTTGCTAACAAGTATTTTGTAGGTGACTGGAGTAGAGTAAATAAAATCAATACTCAAGGATTGTCTTTGGAGTTCTCAGAGCAAGAAGGATCGAACTTTGTAAACAATAACATTACAGCTCGTATTGAGTCTCAAACCGCTTTGGCAGTTGAGCAACCAGCGGCATTAGTTTACGGAGATTTCACCGCGGTTTAGTAGCGTAGTATAGAATATTTTAAAACCACTCTTAAACGGGTGGTTTTTTTTGTTTATATTTGTATAAATAAACACTACGCACAATGGATAAGTATAAAGTAATAAAATCATTTTTTAAGTTATCAGAACAAAAAGGTTATAATTTTGGCGATGAAATTGAACTAGATACAGAATCAGCAAAACAGTTTGTTAAGGATGGATTGGTGGCTGATATTGAAAACAAAAACGGTGCGCCTAAAACTGAGAAAAAGAAATAATGAGCTATTTAACCGTAATAACCCTAGCACGAGCAAAGAACTATCTGCGTATTGACTCCGATTTAACAGATGATGATGCGGAAATAACTTCTATGATTAACGCTTCTTTACGTTATGTAGAGAAACGCACTAATAGAATAATGTATCCAAGAGAAGAAACGTACAAAGGGAGTTGTCAAGTAAAAGTCTATGATTATCCAATCAATAGTATCACAACAGATCCTGCTCCAATGATGTGTGACTTTTCTACGTTTGCTATATTTCCAGATGTTAAGACAGTTGATTTGAATGTTGGATATGGTGCTGGAGAGGTGCCGGATGATTTGATTCAACCAGCTTTGCAAATGATTAAGGTCTGGTATTATGAATCAGAGAAACAAGTAAATTCAACACTTATTCCAGAGAGTGTAAAAGAAGCTTTGGATGTTAATCGAAGGTTTATAATATGATAGCAAGACAATATGATAAGAAAATATTAATCTACCAAACCACATCTACTGATGATGGTTATGGAGGTACCGTGCCTTTAGATGTTTTGGTAGGTTCTTTTTGGTCAGAAGTAAAACAAAATAGCGCATTCAGAGATAATCAAGTTGGGGCAAGTGACATCAAGAATAATTGGTCGTTTAAAATCCGAAGCACTCCGAAGATAACACCAGAAAACATCGACAACCTATTTATCACATATAAAGGAAGAAAATACGTTGTTAATGATATTCGTTATGCAGATGAATTATTCAGAGAAACTAATATTACAGCAAATGGCAGTTCGGGGAGTTAGTAGCGTAATAGCTGAACTAAAGCAGTTCGGAAAAGATGCAGAGAAATTAATCGATGCAGAAACCGAAGCTATTGCGTTTCAAATTGAAGGTGATGCAAAGAGATTAGCTCCTAAGAATTTCGGTAAATTGGCTCAATCCATATCTCACAGCAAGCCTAAGCCCATGAATAGAAAAGTAACCGTAAATGAATTATACGGTGCTTACATGGAATTTGGTACGGGCGCAAAAGTTGTTGTTCCTACTGAGTTCAAGGATATGGCGGCTACTTTTAAAGGAGGTACTGGTCAAACATTTGCACAAGGATTGGAGGCTATAAAATTGTGGTGTAGAAGCAAAGGCATTCCAGAAGAGGCAGCGTATCCGATATTTGCAAAGATTTTGGGCGCTGGGATCAATCCTTCTCCATTCCTTTATCCCGCCTATCAGAAAGGCAAAAAGGATTATATCAAGAATTTGGAGCGAGTATTGAAACGATTTAATAGAAGAATATAAAAAAACCACCTCGTTATGAAGTGGTTTTTTGTTATACCGGTGTTGAAAAACTACCATCTTCTTTCAGTCCA